GTTGGCCAGTGGGTTGTCGCGTTTGATCAGGCTGGAGACGCCGCCGCCGGTCCCTGTTTCGTGGCAGAACCAGGTGCCCTTCTCCAGGTCAATGGACATGGAGCCGAACTGGCCGAAGCGCAATTCCCTCTTACTGGATAGCTTTGCGTTTGGCTCACCCAAAAGAGCCTTGGCCACTATCTCTATGTGTTGTGCTAATTCTGACATAATCACCCCAAAAGAATGGGGCGGAGAGCGTGAACCCCCCGCCCCGTACCGGCTCAAAACAAGATTTCGTCATCGTCCTCTTGTTTGGCTTCTTCTTGCTTCGGGGCAGGGGGTGTCTCTGCCTCTGGCTTATCCATCCACTTCACCAGTTCAAAGTTTGGGATGCGGGTAGCGCCTTTGCCACTGGTGTCAGCGGTTGAGCCGGCATATTTAAGCGCAGCAGCTTTGCCCTGGTTGTCGGACATCTGTGCGTGGATTGTCTTCCAGATAGCGCCCAGGCCGCGATTGACGCCGGCACCATTGGATGACCACTCGCGCCAGCCGATGTCCTTGATGTACACCATGACGCTAAAGCCGCGCTTGTAGTCACCATCTGGCTTGGGCCCTCTGACGCCCAGGGTTTCATCCCAGACCCATGATGGCGCTTCGCCCTCCTGGATCAGGCCCCAGCCCGTCTTGAGGCTGTCAGGGTCCATAGTGATGCCCTTGAGGTCGATCTCATTGTCATCGACATACCAGGCATTAACAGATGGTTTGAAGCGGATGTACTCAGCAGAGCCGCCGTCTAGATCAAGCATTATCTCTTTCTCCTTGCTCGTTGCGCCACCCCATGTCGGTTGCAAACCTGACCATCAGGCTTTCCGGGATGACGTATAGTCGATGCTTTCGATCTGCTCTTACGATCAGAAGGTCCGCATCATCTTGAGAGAGCCACTTGTATAACTCTCTGAAGCCGTCCTTTCGGCGCTTGCACTCGACCAGGAGCCCGTTGAGGCGTAGGTCGCCGGCAAGATCAGCCGAATAATTCTTGTATGCCCCTGACCCAAGGACGCGCTGGCACTCAACGCCAAGGTCGCGCCAGAAGTCCTGGGCCTCTTTCTCCAACTCATAGCCACGTTGCTTATTGCGCCGGCTCATCTCACTGCCTTCGCAATCTGGTCTAGTGTTTGGCTATTAGAAGCCGCCTGGACACGCTTTGCCAAATTTTCTCTCAAGATTTCTTCGACCAGGCTCGACACAGAGCGGCGCTGGCTTTTCGCCAGNGATTTCAACTCTGTGGCTACATCCTGGGAGAGGTATAGAGAGTATTGTTTGACCTCCATTTCGGCTCCTTTGGAAAAATAATTGAATAAAAGTACCGTTTGGCTATTGCAATAACACTAAAACGGTACTAGGTTGAAGGTGAAAGTGAAGTGAACAGAGAGAGGAGAGACCCCTGATGCCTGACTTCAGACCCCCCGCAATCAAGAAGGCCATCGGCGCGAAACGCTGGGCCAAGGTCCAGGAGTGTGACTTCGATTGCGGCGTCCTGGACATCATGTTCAAGCCTGGTTGGGTTCACCCTGGCTACGCCCAGACGACCTACGTCATTGAGCCTGGCTACTACGAGATGACCAAAGCCGCGGTCATCGCGGAACTGACCGACTTCATCGACGACATGATCTACGACCCCGATCTCTGGGATCGGGTCGTCAACCCCAAGACAGAGGAGACTGCCTGATGACAGAGTTTCACGAGATTTGGGTCTGGCCTGACATGACGGTCAAGCAAGACCATGAGCCCTTCAAGGCCTTCACATGGCGCGGTCAAGAAGAGGCCGGCATCGCCAAGGCCTGGGAAGAGGCTCCTAAGTTTGGGGTTGTGCCCTTCCTGGTTACAGCCCGGCCAGCAGAGGAGACTGCCAATGCCTAAGACACCCCAAGTTCCCGCTCCCTGGAAGACCGGCATCTACATCGGAAACGGTGTGGTTGCCGAGCCCAAGACTGAGGACAAGCCGGAGCCCGGCAAACAGTACAGCCTTGCCGCAAAGGCACGGGGCAAGACCTGGGCAGAGGCTGAGATCAAGGAGACTGCCAATGACTAAATGGAACAGAGAAGCCGACACCCAGGGCGCGATGAAGATCGCGGACAAGCACAGTACCGCGGTGGCCTATGTCTGGCCTGGTGATGTGCCGGTAGTCAAAACCTACTGCGCCAAGCGGCAGAAGCCTGACGGGTGGTATCGGTTCCCCAAGGGGGCCAAGGCCGCAGAGCGGCACATCGCTGACTACTTCGCCGGGGTCCAGGCCCATGAGCAAGCCAAGGCTGACTACAAGGCGCGGCAAGAGGCAGAGGCTGACCAGGTAGAGGTCGGCGGCATCTACTACACAAGCTGGGGCTATGACCAGACCAACGTGGACTTCTACCAGGTGGTCGGGCGGACGGCCAAGACTGTCCAGTACATCGCCCTGGGCAAGAGCATCTATGACACAGACTGCCCGGCCGCTGACACTTGTGTCCCGGACACATTCATCAAGGGCGAGAAGGTCTACACCGCCAAGATCAAGGGCAACGGCTGGCGGATCAGCAGCTTTGAGTTTGCCCGTCCCTGGGATGGCAAGCCCAAGCATCAGACCGCCTACGGTTATGGCCATTAGAGGAGAGATGATGACCCATATTGCAGAAGCTGATCGCCAGTACGCTCACGCCATCGGAGAACAAAACCCTGATTGGGCGTGGGTCCTTTCGGATCGGGACGCTTGGTATCCCAACCCTTACTACACAGGCCCCCCCGTGCCTCACCCGGAAAGTGACTGGCAAGGCACCGACGAAGAATACCGGCAGATGCTTGCTGAAAAAGCTGTTGGGCAAGCAGCTATGACAGTAACAGGCCGGCCCGACGACGAATACATCCCTTTCTAGAGGAGACACGATGAACATCAGAAACGACAACGGTTATCTGCCAGGCAGCTACTTCGACGCCGAGGTCAAGCGCCTGGTAAAGCAGCCCACCTGGGCCCTCAAGAACATGATCAAGGCCCTCAAGATGCACCCCTGGCACAACACCAATGAGGAGAAGGTGCGGCTTGAGGCAGCGAAGGTAGCGTTGAAACAGAAGCGGGGCGCTAAATGCTGAGTATCGGACAAGACCTTTACTACACCGGGGGGCGTAACTTCACGCCTCGTTGGGCCGTCATCGAATGTCTGGTCGACCAGGACAAGTTCGGGGCGCGGTTAAGCAGTGGTGGCACGGCCCTGATCACTGAGGCTGATGTTCATACCGAATGGGACGGGCCAGGGATGCTCAAGCCATGCGGCAAGGATGTCCTCTGGATCACCCTGGGGGCCTTCAAACAATACCGTCTAAAACAATGGGGATATTACAAAGATGATGACACGAGAACAGCAACAGGCGCGTGACGCCTGGCTCGCCAGGAACGAAGCCGAGGGACAGAAGTGCCTGGGCGAGATCAACGGGATCGAAGCCTACGCCAAGGCGACAGACGACCAGAAAGCCATCATCGCCTTTGGCATGACGCCCATCGAATTGTTCCCGGTCAACTGTGCATACGGGGGCAGGGCGACACACCCACAGTGGCAGACAGGCTTCGCCATAGGGCTGATGACTGCGGCGCGTATGAATGGGGGGATGAGGGTCTGAGGCCTTCGCCCCCTTTAGCTATTGTAACCAGGGTGAATACCCATTATATGTAAAGTGAAAGGAGAGAGAATGAAGACAGCACTACAGTTCCTGGCCTTCATGGTCACGACCTACCAGACCGCTACCTATGAGCAGTGGCTGGCAGCGTTTGAGGCTTTGCCCCTGGCAGAGCAGACCAAGGTCAAGACAGCAATCAAAGAGATGAAGGAGACTGCCTGATGAAAAGAACCATCAACCTGTTTGTCAGTGAGGACATCACAGAAGCCGCCAAGGCCGCACACAAAGCCGCCAGGGCTATGAGTAACGATGGTGCTGACTGGAAGGATGTCGAGGCCATGTACTGGCACGCGACCAAGCTGTTTGAGATGGCCAGGGAATATGACGTTGAGGAGATTGCCTGATGAAAATCACCAGACTGAAGAAGGGCTATGTGATCCGCGTGACCGACACTGAGTTCAGCGTCCTGGATATCACAATGCAGGAAGGCAGAGGCTCTGGCATGTGGGTCGATGAAGATAACGGCCATATGAAGCCAGCCGAGCAGCGGATCATCACCGAGGTTAACACCAACAAGCGCGACTGGATGGTCGTCACAGAAGACAGGAGAGGGTGATGGCACCCCATAGCGGCAAGTTCATCGCCTATCTCAGGGTCTCGACCCAACGCCAGGGCCAGTCGGGCCTTGGCATAGAGGCGCAGCGCGAGATCATCAACAACCATCTCAATGGTGGTGAGTGGGATGTGATCGCTGAATACACCGAGACAGAGAGTGGCAAGCGGTCTGACCGCCATCGCCGTCAACTAAAAGCCGCTCTCCAACAATGTAAAGCAGAGAACGCCACGCTGATCATAGCCAGGGTTGACCGTCTGACCCGTAACCTGGCGTTCCTGACCGCGCTCCTGGAGTCCGGCGTCCAGGTCATCGCTTGCGACATACCGCAGATGCACTCACCAGCCGCCACCAAGTTCGTCCTGCAACTCATGGCCAACATTGCTGAGTATGAGGGCGAACTGATCTCAGAGCGTACTAAGAGCGCCCTCGCGGCCAAGAAGGCAAGGGGCCACAAGCTAGGCACACCAACACCAGAGAAGGGCGCAAAGGCCGGCGGTGCGGCTACCAGGGCCGCGATAGATGAGTGGGTGGCAGAGGTCGCGCCAGTGGTTGATGACCTCAGACGATATGGATGCCACACATTAGAGAAACTTGCACGGGGTCTGGAAGCGCGTGGTGTGACCACATTCCGGGGCAATTCACATTGGTCTTTATCAAGTGTCCGCAATCTGCGTATGCGGATTGACGCTTTAGAAGATGCTGCAATCAAAGCCAGAAGAGGATCGAAGGATGAAGCCAGAACAGATTGCCCAGGACAATGATTGGGCGATGGCCCCGCCGCATGACATCTTTGAACGTCTGCTGACCGATTACAAATTGGCTGTCGCGGAGATCGAACTGTCGCACCGCACAATACGGAACACTAACGGGCGAAACAGAATGTCCAACTATTTCAACAGCACAAATAACCGAACGGGCTTTTACTACCTCATGGTCAAAGCAGCCTATGTCAAGCGACCTTACAGCGTGTCACAGATATCCAAAGCACTCACCATCAGCCGGCAAAGCGCGACGACACTGGTGCAGGAGTGCCTAGAAGAGGGGTGGATCAAAATCTGTGATTGCTCCGGAAAACACTATCAGGCTTCAAAAACGCTGATTGATGCTGACAGTCAGTATGCCCTGCGGCGGCTGGAGAGACTTAAAAAAACCGGCTACCAAAAGGCCGCGCAGCTACTCGAAGCATACAAGAAATTGTGTCAAACCGTTTGACATTGATTTTCTCGTGCTGAGAAATATTTTGGAAAGCGAGGTGAATGACATGGGAAAGAACAGAGAACCGAGCGTTGGGAAGATGAGTGAGTTTGACAAAGCCAAGCAAGAGGCGCGTGAGATATACGACCTCTACAAGGGCAGTGCTACTGCCAGGGCAAAGCGGTTTGCCAATCAGGAACACCGCTCAAAAATGCTTGGCGGGAAGTCTGCTTGCCGCATCACCATCCCGTCTCTCAAAGCAGAGCATCTTGATAGCGCGGTCTATCATCTTACCAACCTGGTTGAGCAGTTGAAAGACGCACAAAAGTCCGAGACCAACACCCTTGGCAAGATGTATTTGCTTCGATCCTTTGCTTACGAATGTCACCGGAACCTCAAGGTCGATGCAGACAGGGGCTACTCTGATCCGCGCCGTCCTTACGAGGATTTCCGGGGGGCACGGTAACCACCACATCTTGTGGGTCAAACAACTCTACCGTTTGGCCTTTAGATCACATACTATTCTGGAGAAGTAATATGCAGAAACAGGTGGCTACAATGGGCAAACGTCCAGAAATGTCGCATAATGTATATAGCGACAGGTCAGTTGCGAACCGCAACATCTTGAATCATATAATCAATTCAACTTACCAAACTAGGTCAACTCAGTTAACTGAGAAGAGTTACACGATCAAGCAGATTTTCACTTTCCTGGGAGAATTGCTTGCGGCTCTTTTGCTGTTCGGCGGGTTTGTTTTTCTCATCGCCATCTCTGACGGAATTGACCAGCACCTCATGGAATGGATGGGGCGCTAAGATGGTTGGGAAAATCACAAGCGATGCCAAGCTGACTGGCCACACTGCTCCTGTCCTGACTGAAGAGAGCCCGTACATGAGCCGCAATGATTTGCTGGCCAAAATCCTCAACGCCCAGGGCAGGGGGAACTACCAGACAGATTCGTTCTCCGGCAACGAGGCCTCAGAGATGGGCAACGACCTGGAGGGCTTCATCATCAAGAAGGCTGTCGGGCGATTGGGCTTTGACAACTACAATGATGAGATCACCAAAGTTTATGGCTTTGAAGATTTGTTTGAGGTCAGTCTAGACGGGATCATCTTCAACGACAGCAAGACGATCCATGCCAGTGACAGCATCAAGCTGATGAATGGCCAGGAGAGCATGACGCTCCAAGGTAATGGCACAATAGAGAGCAAGCTGACATCTGCGCCATACACAGATGTCCCGCCACCTTACCGTGGGCCCAGGCAGTTGGACATGCAGATGATGTGCTACGGCGCGAAGTGGGGCGTGATAGCCACGCTTTACCAGGGCACTCGCCTGGTCCTCTATGTCTATGAGGCAGACCAGGATCGCTTCGATGAACTGATTGACGCTGGCCGGGACTTCTACAGACGCCTGGACGGGCCTGACTGGTATCCTGCTGTCGATGGTGTCGATGCGGCCAAGGTCCATAGCCAGGCTGATGACAGTCTGCCACCGATGGACCTGGAGCCTATCGCAGACCTAGCGATGACCTACTATGACGCCAGAAGAGCAGCCAAGGCGGCAGAGGCGCTGGCCAAGTCCATTGAGCCCAAGCTGATGGACGCCCTGGGCAACCATGAGAGTGGCATCTTGAATGATGAGTTGGGCAACCCGCTCTTTGAGTTGAAGTGGCCCACCAGGTCATTCAAGGCGCAGCCAGAGAAGGTGTCTCCGGCCAAGCCGGCACGGGTCGAGCGTCAGAAGTCGCTGACAATCCCGGCCAAGTGGGT